TAATGTATGTTTTAGTAACACCATTGTCAGCAATATTCCAACGGCCAGTGTCAACATAAAACTTAGGGTGTCGCATAAAATAAATGTATGTCTCACCTGGTGCCATAATCACTTTGAGTTTCTTATTTGTTTTCCATTTCATATGAAATTCCACTGCATTACGCTGTGGTTCAAGTTTAGTTGTATAAATAACCTGTTCTACATTAACAGGAGTTTCAACATTAGTTAGTGTCTGATCTCTGACTAAGTCAAGAGTCCAACATTGAGCAGGAGCATTATCACAATTCATTTTACATGTCAAATCATATAAGGTCAGATATGCTGTATGAGTGGATGAATTTACAAAAGTATGTTTTTGCCATCCACCTGTATAATTTAATCTTCCATTTTCATCTAAGTTTGAGCCTGTCACAGGATCAAGAGCAAACTTAAAATTAATGTTTTGGCAATCCTTTGCCTTCTTAATCATTTGAACTATTTTAGCATTAGTTATGTGAATTGATTGTCTCACGTCTTGAAGATTGCTGGAAGCATCAAGGTGAGGTCCAAGCTCTCTATAATCTTCCTCCACGGGTGGGCTTACCATATCAAGTATGAAATTACTTCTTTTCTGTACAATTGGTTTCTTAACAGGCAGTCTGATAGCACGTCTTAAAGCCGGCCCAGAAGCTGCAACAATACCTCGACGAGTGCGCCTAGCACGTCTAGCAGGGCCATTATAACCTGACGGAGTAGCCGACGGAGCAGACATCCGATTGTAGTATGATTTTCCTGAGGATACAGCATAATCGACAGCACTAGGTCCGTACCTATTGATAGTATCGGCTGCGAGGGCCATACCTGCAGATGCGAGCATCGGGTCAAGAAGCCGGCGGCGTGAAGGCCTCTTCGCATTAAGGCGGCGGCGGATAGGGCGACGGACAGGGCGTTTAACATAGCGGGGCATTTTTTGATAATTATATGATATGAATATATAATTATTTTTTATCGTTTTTCCCTATATTTTCATAGGGGGGGGTACTTCAGATTTTTCGAAAAAATAGCGTTCTCGATTTTTCTCGAATTCCTGTTTAGGATACTCTTCTTTTCTAATTTCTCTTCGTGGAAATTCTTCAATGACGTCTATGCGTCTGAGCAATTGAGTAATGTCTTCTTTAATCTCATGTGCGAATAAATCTCTCGGGTGAAAAGGTGAAGTGATTATCATCACTTTTGCCAGCATTTGACGAGAGCCACCTTTATTTTCCACTCGATAAGGTCCACGGCCTATTAATTTTAATAGATTTTGATATTTTATAAAATCAGATCTCATGTCATCAATAATGACAACTTCATGAGCGTCATAACCATCAAACCATTTTGCTGTGTCCATACAAGGGTACACGCGTTTATCTGCATACTCTTGTTCTGCAAGTGTTGATTTAAATGTTCCCGTTGGGCCCCAATACCATTTAACATAAGGTGCAAAATTACGGGGCTTTTCCATATATTTTAAAAGCACTTCAGTCATCTTTAGGGTTTGATAATTTGTAGCCACTTGGGCAATGTCATACATGCCCTTTCCTTCACCAATCAGTTCACGTACTGTTTCAATATCAGTACGTTTACCCTGTGATGGTATTTCACCATATTCTATAAAATCATTTTGCTTTGTGCAATACACTCTATTTTTTTGAGCTGTTGCCTTAGCGCGCGCAATCCATGCACGCTTTAAATGTTTAGAAAAGCTTTTTAAACTTATTGCACTGTTAAAAGTCACATATCCCTGTAAATGGGGTGTTCCCTCTTTTCCAATTTCCTTACCATATACCAGATATTTAGTCTGAATATCTTGAGGCAATTGTGTTAAGGCATTCCAGTCATCTTCCGTCCAGTTATTTATTGTGAAAACATAACTGCGGATCTTATCGGTGTCCTTTGTGATAAGCTCATATTCTGGTTCAGTCATAGTTATACTATAGTTATAGATAATTCTTTATGTTCCAATTGTTCCTATATTTTGGAACAGATGTATTGGAACAGAAGTCGGGGGTAATAATGTACCCCTCCTCTGTTCCGATTTTATTTCCGGTTCACGTCGTCTACTCCGTCAACCTGCGCAAGCGCACGTTACGACGTGACTCTCGTTCCTCGAGCTCGTCGCCCCCTGCGGGGCTCCTCATCCCTGAGCAATACTCGCTCCGCTCGCCTTTTAGTCGATTCTTTTACTCGTTGTTTTTAATCGATGTTTTTAATCGATGTTTTTATTCGACATTTTTTATTCGATGTTTTTAATCGATGTTTTTAATCGATGTTTTTTAATCGATGTTTTTTAATCGATGTTTTTTAATCGATGTTTTGTGAAATCATTTTAATTTTTTCGGATGAAAATTTATTTTATTGAAATGATTAGCGTCTTTTACTCGATTTTTGAGTAAAAGGAGTAAAAATCACTGTATAGGGGTACAGTGTTTATTTTTAAAATATTTTGCAAAGTTCGTAAGGGGGTCCCCTATCAAATATTTACAATTCTGTGTAAGCTGAAGCTTTAGTATCCGTCTCCTCGTTATACGTAAACTCGTTTCCGGCAGAAGCAACGACACCAAATGAGCCGCTGGCATATCTCATTACTTGTCTCTGTGGCAGAGGGCAACGATATCTGTTACATTCTTGAACATTGTGAGAAATGTGGAATGAACCTGTAGTCACAGCTGCGTCAGCGGTTGTCGTAACTATCTCACCATATGCAGTAAACATTAGTGCCTTAGTGATACCTTTAATGTATGTTTTAGTAACACCATTGTCAGCAATATTCCAACGGCCAGTGTCAACATAAAACTTAGGGTGTCGCATAAAATAAATGTATGTCTCACCTGGTGCCATAATCACTTTGAGTTT